CTACATCGTCTGGCTCCTAAAGCAGCAAAAGAAAGATAGGGATGCGAACAGCAAGGGAACAATGCTTCTTTTGCGTGTGCAACTTATTGAGTATCACGATAAGTACATGAAGTTGGGAGAAATTCCAAGCTATGCGTATGAAAACTTTGTCGAGATGTACAATGCTTATCATGCGCTTGGTGGAAATGGAATGGCAACTAAAATGTATGAAGAAATAAAAGAAATAAGATTGAAGAACGGAGGTAAGGAATGATGGATTTTTCACAGGTAGGAACTTGTGTTGCAATCGTGGTTATTTGCTATCTTGCCGGTATTGGAGCGAAGCTGATTCCGGTTATTAAGGATAACTACATCCCGGTTGTTGTCGGCATTGTCGGTGGCATTCTCGGAGTAGTAGGAATGTATGTTATTCCGGATTTCCCGGCAAATGATGTACTGAATGCGATTGCGGTCGGAATTGTTTCCGGTTTGGCAAGCACTGGTGTAAATCAGATTTACAAGCAGGTGAAGAAAGATGCTTGACATTAACAAGCAGGACATGAAGTACTCACGGCAGGGAGAAAAAGTCACGATTTATGACCGGGACGAAAACGGAGAAATAAAGTACATAGAGATGGACGGAGAAAGGATTCCAGTGGTTTTGAGAGAAACTACTGGATATTCTGAACCCGTCTTTTTTTCTGCCAACATCAGTAATAAGCTGTCGGAAGTACTGGTAAAGGAATTTGGTATTGATGATTCCAGTTCGTATTGTCAGATTGTGACCGACAAAGGTTATTTGCCGATTAAGGCAGGAGATGTTATCTGGAAGAAGTCAGAAGTAGGTCGTGACGATGACGGACTTGTGGACAACAAGACTGCGGACTATGTTGTCAAAGGCGTTGCAGACGAGGGACTGACAGCAGATTTGTTTTTGTTGCAAAAGACGGTGAAGTAGGTGATTGACTATGGAATGTGACAAAGAAAAATTAACTATTCCAAAACTGGAAAATGGAATTTTCACTGAAAAAGGTGTATGGATTCACGGATGTGACTATTCTAAAGAAGTGGTAGGAACATATGGAAAAGACAATCAATATCAACCTGTTTGACCAAAAGTCCATACAAGCGGCTGTAAAGGCTCTTAGAGACTATGAAAATAGTTTAGAGTATAAATGTAGGCTACTAGCTGAAACACTGGCAGAAAAGGGCGTAGAGATTGCTAGAGTGCAGATTGCTGACCTTGATGCTATCTTTAATCAAGAACTTTTACGGAGCATTCATGCAGAGTATGTTGGTTCTGTAAAAGGTGGCGGTGTTTGGTTGGTTGTCGCAGGTACAGACCATGCGCTTTTTGTGGAGTTTGGCACAGGTCAGATGGGGGCAGAAAACCCTTATCCGTATGATTTGCCGGAAGGTGTTACATGGAAATATAACTCCGGTAAAACAATTCGTCAAGCATTACAAGACATTGAAGTGCATGGAAACACTTATGTAAAAGCCGGAGAATACTACTGGAGTTATATCGGAGATGACGGAAAACTTCATATAACAAAAGGTATGCCGTCAAGACCATTTATGTACATGACTGCAATAGAACTTCGTGATATTGTATCACAGACAGCAAAGGTGGTGTTTGGTAGTGGATAATGAATATCAGTGGGTATCAGATTTCAAAGTCAAGATTGCATCGTACTTAAAAATGAAGATACCACAGAGCCATCCAAAAGCTTATGTGACGGACAAAAGTAAGGATTTGTCAGACCCTACATTCCCTACGGTTTATTTCCATGCTATGCCGTTCACAGAAACAGGACAAGACCTTGAAGCACGTTCGGTTAATGGAATCACAGCATCATACCAGGTGGATGTGATAACCAACAAAAGTCAGGAAGAAGCTGAAGCTATCATGGCTACGGTTGCTGGACTTTTCAAACGTCTGCGATTTCAAATAACTTCCATGCCTGAGTTCAATAATACTTCGCAGGACACATACAGAAGCACTGCACGTTTCAAAAGAAACGTAGATGCTGACGATATATTGTAACTATTGACAGAGCCGAAAGGCTCTATTTTTTATGCAAAATTGGAGGTAAATATGGCTACTGGTTTAAAATCAAGAATTGCCTATAAAGAGCCTAGTTCTAGTGCCGCTACTGGTGAGTACTGGGCAGGAACGTACAAATTGCTTATGAGAGCAAAAAGTATTCCTTCACCGTTCGGAAGTCAGAACATGGTGGATACTTCTACACTGGAAGATTTGGTAGAGACGCAGGAAATGGGTCGTAGAGCCGCTAACAGTATGGAAGTGCAAGGAGCATTTGAGAAAAAGTACAAGGATGAAATGGTAACAAACGAGGGAAAGAAACTCGATTTTATCATCCTGTATGGAACTGACGGAAAAGGTTCAGAGGGTATTTGCGCATTTATCGGTCAGGAAAGTTTTGCACCGGACGAAGCAACAGACGATCATCTGACCGGAACTGCTACGATTGCACAGGCTACTGTACCGAAGTGGATTGAAGATAATTACACTGTTGCAGTAACCGAAGACGAAAACGGTTATCCTACAGCAATTACACTGACAAAAAAATAGAAAGTCAGTCAGAAACAAATAACACTGCCGTGGCTGACAATGATGAAACGGTAGACGAAACATTGATTTAAGCAAAAGAGAGCCGTCTTCGGGCGGCTCCTTTCCAACAAAATGTTGGGGAAAGGATAAAATATGCTGACAGTAAAATTTGGAGAAAAGGAACTGAACATTAAATTCGGTTACGAAGCAACCGTAAAAAACAACATTATCAAGAAACTGGCAAACATTGAAAAGCAGGAAGACGGCATTGAATCCGTGAATAACATTCTCATGTTACTGCCGGAACTGATTCTTGTCGGTTTACAGAAATACCACTCTGATGAATACGGGTTTGACCCTTACAGCAAAGAGCAGAAAGAAGCAAAGTTAAGCGAGGTTTATTCCATGCTTGATGATTATTTCGATTCTGACGAATCTGACATTCAGAAGTTGTTTGCTGATGTGCAAGGAGAGTTACTTGAAAACGGTTTTTTAGCGAAGCTCCTGAAACAGGAGCAGGAGAAGAACCCCAAGAAAGCACAGAAGAAGTCAGAGAACTAACATGGGAAATATACTGTAAAGAAGTACGTCCTATGTGGCTTTTATGCACAAAAGGATACGGATTTACAGTAAAAGATATAGATTCTTCCTGCCCTGCGGATTTAGAGCCTTATGCAGAAGCGTACAAGCTAGAAATGAAGCAGAGAGACACAGAGATGTGGTCTTGGTTTGGAAATTATGGTATATCGGCATTTGGTGTAGCAATAGACCATTGTTTTAGTAAAAATGCAAAGTCAGAGTATATCAAAAAGCCGATAATTGAAGAAAGCAAAAAAGAGCCAGCTTATAAAGAATCCAACGAAGAAATTGCAATATGGGAAATGAAACAGAGAATAAAAGCATTAAGAGAACAAGGATTGCCGGAAAGCCCGGATTAAGGAGAAACAAGCATGAGTTTAACAGGAATTGATGTGTCCTCATACCAGGGGACGATTAACTGGTGGGCGGTAAAACAGAACGGTATTGATTTTGCTATTCTGAAGGTCATCCGTAAGGATTTGAACCCGGACAAGAAGTTTGAGGAGAACTGGAAAGGTTGTAAAGAGCACAATGTCCATGTGCACGGAGTATATGAATACGGATATATTACAACGGTTGCAAAATCACGATCTGATGCAAGAAGAGTGCTTACTATTCTTAATGGCAGAAAAGTGACAGTATATCTTGATGTTGAAGATGCCGTTATGAAAGGTCTTGGCAAAAATATTATTTCTATTATCAATGCTTACGGCAAGGTCATCACCGATGCAGGATTGCCATTCGGTGTATACACTGGGGAAAGTTTTTACAAGACATACATTAATCCATATGGTGGTGTGAGTTATCCCATGTGGATTGCACGGTACGGAAAGAATAACGGAAAGTGTGATGTGAAGTACCAACCGCAAGTACCGAACATGGTAGGCTGGCAGTATACTTCTAAAGGGCGTGTAGGCGGCATTGTAGGAAATGTGGACATGAATGTATGGTACAAGGAGTTAGATGCCGTATATGAGGACTCTACAAGCCATAGCAACCCTTATACAGAGCCGGAAAGACTTCTTTATTACAAGCGTCTGTCAATGATGAAGGGAAATGATGTCAAGTGGGTGCAGTACGAACTTGTAAGGAAAGGCTTTATGCCGTCTGTAAATGCGAAAGGTAAGACGAACATTGACGGATATTTCGGAAAAACCACTTCTGATGCAGTAAAAGCATTCCAAAAGAGTGTCGGTATCAAAGTGGACGGAAAAATCGGTGCGGTTACAAGGGCATATCTCAAAAAGTAATTTTAGGAGCGGTAGGTGTCACAGCTTACCGCTCTTTTCTTGGAAGTGAAAGACACTTCCTTTTTTTATTTCGGTAAAGGCGGTGCGGTATGGCAGATATTGATTCTTTGCAGATTAAAATAAAAGCGGATGCGAATAACGCAAGTAACGCACTGGATAAGTTGGCAAATAGCCTTACGAATTTTCAGAAAAGCTTGTCTATTGATACGTCCAAACTGACAAGCATTTCTAATAGCATACAGAGTATCGCAAATGCCGCCAGTTCCATGAATACAAGCGGCATTAAGAATATCTCCACATTGACAAATTCCATTAACAGAATGGGGAAAATAGATACAAGCGGATTAAGCATGATTTCATCTGCACTGAAGACTTTTTCTGCCGACATGGCAGGAACTAAAGTAGATGGAGTAGGGGATATTGCAAGCATAGCATCTTCGATTTCAAGACTTGGTGGTGTGGCATCCGGCAGAGCAATCACAAACATTCCTTTACTGGCAAAGAATTTGAAGCAATTGTTCACAACTCTTTCAACCACTCCGAATGTCAGTGAGAACATTATCCGCATGACAAATGCACTGGCAGGACTGGCATCTACCGGTGCAGCATCCGGAAGAGCCGCAAACTCTTTAGGACGAAATCTGAACACTTATACGGCAAGCGCAAAAAGAGCCACGAAGAGCACATTCAGTCTCGCAGCGGCTTTCGGCAGATTTTACGCAACATATTTCCTTGTGATCCGTGGAATTAAAAGTCTGTGGAAGTCCATAGAGGGAACTACGGACTATATCGAAGCATTTAATTACTACACGGTAGCATTCAATAAAGTCGGCAAGGAATGGGGCAAGGATTTTGAAAAATTCGGTTACGACAACGCAGAGGATTATGCGCAGAGTTTTGGTAACCGTGTAAATGAACTGCTTGGTAAAATGTCCGGTCTGAAAGTAGATGTAGACGGTGGATTGATTTCTGAAAGCGGAATGAAGAACCTGGGAATGAATTTACAGGAGATTACGCAGTACGCTTCACAACTTGCATCTATCACCAACTCTTTAGGGCAGACAGGAGAAGTCACTACGGCAATCTCAAAGTCCATGACAATGCTTGCCGGGGATATTTCCTCCCTGTTTAACGTGGATTTCAGTACAGTTGCGACTAACTTACAGTCCGGTTTGATTGGTCAGTCAAGAGCACTGTATAAGTATGGTATTGATATAACGAATGCCACCTTACAGACCTATGCTTACAGATACGGCATTGAAAAAGCTGTTTCTGAAATGTCACAGGCAGAGAAACAGCAGTTGCGTCTACTTGCAATCTTAGACCAGTCCAAAGTATCATGGGGAGACTTGGCGAATACAATCAATTCTCCAAGTAATATGATTCGTCAGTTTACCAACAACGTAAAAGAAGCCGGCATGGTACTGGGGCAGTTGTTTATCCCGGTATTGCAAAAAGTACTTCCTGTTATTAATGGTGTCGTAATTGCGATTAAGAGACTGCTTGTCAGTGTTGCAAATTTACTGGGAATCAAGATTGACTTTTCGTCATTCGGTCAAGGTGTATCCGGGTACAATGAAGATTTGGAAGACACGGCAGATGCGCTGGATAAAGTTGGTGCAAGTGCAAAAAAGGCTAAAAGTTACACACTTGGTATTGATGAATTAAATATCATTGACCCTAACAGCGGTTCAAGCGGAAGTTCTTCTGCTGGTGGAGCAGGAATTGACCTTACCAAAGAAATCATGGATGCTACTGCTGAATACGAAAAAGTATGGCAGGAAGCATTTGACAAAATGCAGAATACAGCTCTGGGCTGGGCTGACAAAGTAAGCAAGGTGTTTAAGCCAGTAAAAGATATTATAGAAGATCTGGCGTATGCATTTAAGTTTGATTCTGATGCCTGGTTTAAGGTTGCCGGAATGGATACGTCCAAACTGGTAACTGGTATTTTTGACTGGTTTACAAGAGCAATAGATTCTGTGGACTGGGAAAAAATCGGAAGACACATAGGTAGTTTCTTGGACGGAATGGATTGGACAGCAATCTTTACGTCTGCCGGAAATTTCATAGAAACTGCAATCACAGCGGCAATCGACCTATGGAAAGGAAGTTTTGATGCTGCACCGATTGAAACTACGATTCTAACAGCAATAGGACTTTTGAAATTCACTGGCTTGGGAGATATTTTATGGACAGCTATTAAAAAGTCTTTAATTTCGTCAATGGGTGCTAAAGAGGGTACAAGTTTCGGAATTGCATTACTAGGATGGATAAAACGTGGGATAGCAAGCATTTCAACCAAAATAGGACTTGTAATAGAAGGATTATTTAATGGAATGTCATTTAGCGAAGCAATAGCCGGAGCATTTGGCGGTTCAGCATCTTCCATAGCTGCATTTGCGACAACGTTTGCAGGAATAGCTTCTACTGCTTTTGGGGCTGTAACAGCAGTAGTAAATTTTGTAAAAATGCTAAAAGAAGGTTTCAGTTGGTTAAATGAGATACTTATGGTTATTGGAACCGCTTTAGCAGCTGTCGGAGCCGTACTTTTAGGAGCACCTGCATTAGTTGCCGGAATTGTAGCAGCGGTTGTAGCAGCAGTTGCTACGGTAGTAGTTGTAGTAAAAGACCATTGGGAAGAAATAAAAGAATGGTTTTCTGGAATTCCAGAATGGTTTTCAGAGAAAATATTCACTCCAATAAAAAATAAAATAGGGGAAGTAAAAGATTTTGTTTCTTCTGTCTGGGGAAATATTACTACATGGTTTGAAACAAATATTGCAACTCCTATAAAGAATGTATTTCAAGGAATTTATGACAGAATTAATCAGATTTTTACCGGATTATGGATTGTTGTAAAAGCAGTTTGGATAATATCATCGGAATGGTTCTCAGAAAATGTTATAACTCCTATTGTAAATTTCTTTACAAATTTATGGAATAATGTAAAAGAATTGTTTTCATCTTTATGGGAAAACATAAAGTCAATATGGAGTGTAGTATCTGAATGGTTTAGCACTAATATAATTGAGCCGGTTTCTGAGAAATTCACAGAATTTGGAGTAACAGTTTCAAATATTTTTTCAAGTGCATGGGGAAATATAAAAACCATTTGGGGAAAAGTGACGGATTGGTTTTCGACAAATATAATAACTCCTTTACAAAATAAATGGAGGAATGCAACAGAAATGATTTCAGTATTTTTCACAAACTTGTGGGACGGAATAAAATCAGGTGTAAAAAGTGCAATGAACGCAGTACTTGGAAACATAGAAAGTACATTGAATTTTATCATAAGCGGTATAAATTTTGCATTAAAAGGATTTAATAAAATTGTTTCTTGGGGTGCAAATATAACTGGAGACAGTTGGAGTGGAGTAGATTTAATACAAAATGTTACCATTCCTCGATTTGATACCGGTGGTTACGTGCCAAGTCGATACACAATGTTCATGGCAGGAGAGAACGGTATACCGGAGATTGCCGGAACAGTAGGTGGAAAAACAGCGGTTGCCGGTGGAGTGGAAATCACTGGAATCAAAGATGCTATCAACACCACAGCAGAAGCACAAATGCGCATGATGCAACAGGAAATTGACCTGCTTAAGCAGTTACTTGTAAAAGAAACATCTGTCAATATTGGTGATAGAGACATAGCAAGGGCAAGCTTAAGGGGTCAGAAAGCTATGGGATTACAGATTATTACTTAAGGGTGGGATTTATTCCCAATCTTTTTTTCTATGGAGGAAAACACAATGATAGCAAGAGCGAGTGATTTCATCATAGTAAACGGAGTACGCTTTCCGTGCCCGGCTCCAGGAATGGAAATAGTTCGGTCACAGACGGTTAATTCGGGAAGAAATGTAAATGCAGCAGTTGTCGGTCAAAAAGTCGGAAGAAAATTGTGGAAGATAAATAATCTTCAATGGAATGGTTTAGATGCGGAAACATGGAAAGAAATGCAAGATGCATTAGAGCCATTTTTTGTGCCGGTTACGTTTACTGGGGACGACAATGTAAGACATACACACACAATGTATCCAGGAGACACTACCGGTAAGCCGTTGTTTTTGGATGATATTTTTTATAGGAACTATGAAACGTGTAAATTCAATTTAATTGATTGTGGGTGGGAAGAATGATAAAAGCTTCTAACGCTTATAAGTCTGCAATGCAGAAAAAGATAAGAGACAGGGCATACATATCAATTACTCTCGGTGTAGTAAATGGTGATGCACAAAATACGGCTCATTTTGACGGTGATTACGCATACTGGGGAAACAAGGTTTTGCCGTTTAGAAATGATGCAGAATATACGGAATATGCTACCTTGGAACAAAATTATATGCGTGTAGACGGTCAAATGTATTTTCTTCCGAGAGAGACAAGCGGATTGTACCAGCTACGCAATGCTCCATTAACCACACAAAACGTAATGGAAACTGTAAAAGTAGCATTTCCACAAGAGTATTCCATCAAAGGACTTACGATAGATTTCGGGAAATATTACCCGACTAGCTTCAAAATTGTTACAGATGAAAAAGAGTTGACTTATACAAATGATAAACACGATTTTTCAACAACAGATGTAATTTGGAACACCACAAACATACAAATAATTCCTATATCTATGGTCGGAGGAAATAAACGTTTTAGAGTAGAAAAAATCGTAATGGGTGTTGGGCTGGCATATAGAAATAATGATGTATCAACATCGTCTTTTGAAGAATTTGTCAACGGAATTTCAGCGGAGATTCCATACAGAAAATTATCTGTAACAATACTGGATAAAAATAATGTATACAATGTAGACGATGATAATTCCTTTATCAACTTCCTTGAAACTGGACAAAAAATGGAGTTATCATACGGAATGGTCCTGTCAGACGAAACAGTGGAATGGCATAAAAAAGCCACGATGCTTTTGACTGACTGGAACTCTAAAAAAAATCAAATGTCTTTCACTGCGAATGATGTTCTTTCAACTTTGGAAGACAACTATACAATAGGAAACAAAATATACGATAGAACAGCATATGCAGAAGCTATTAGCATTCTAAAAGATGCCGGATTCGAGCCTGACGAGTATTTTGTTGACGATTGTTTAAGAGATGTGAGCCTACACAATCCAATGCCGGAAGCACCTCACAAAGAATGCTTGCAATTATTGTGCAACGCTTCAAGATGCATTTTGTTTGTGGATTCTGACGGAAAAGTAAATATTAAAGCATATTTTGCGAATGTTATAGATCCTGCAGATATGCAGGTTACATCAAACGGAACTGCATGGTGGGGAAATGCCACGAATGTATTATATGGAAACAACAATGTATATGCAGAGTTGACAAGAAATTTTATGCGTGTAGATGGTTCACAATTTTTTCTTCCGAGGAATACAGGTACAGCCATCGAACAGACAGGATATGTTACGAGCAATGTTTCTGATGAAAATGGATTGTTTTCGGAGAATCCAGTGCTTACATTAAAACTTCCTGCAGCATACACGTATTATGGATTGTATATTTCATTCCAGGGTAACCATCCAAAAGAGATGAAAGTATCGACATATAATGGAGATACACTTCTTAAGACTTTCAAATATGATGATTTGAAAGAAAAATCATTGTTAAATGATGAATTTGAAAACTTCGACAGTATTCGTTTCGAGATAACAAAAGCATATCCTAAAAACAGAGTCTTGATTGATAAAATCAGTTTTGGAGATTTATCTGATTATGAGTTGAAAAAAGACTCTATGACAGAAAATCCTTATGGATACGCAGAAAGAAAGACAAAAGATGTTTTTGTCAAAATATATACATTTCAAAACGGAGAGGATAATACACCGCAAGTAGTTGAAGATAACGTATATCTAAAGAAATCAATTAACAACTATGGCGAAATAAGGTATTGTGAAAATCAACTTATTTCAACGGAAGATCATGCAAGGATTGTTGCTGAATGGATTGGGAATTATTATGCGAATAATATTTCTTATGATGTTCAATACAGAGGGGATCCAGTGCTGGAAGCTGCTGATATTATTTTCATGGAAAGTGATATTGTAAACAGCTTACAAGTAGAAGTGGAAACACACAAATTAAACTTTAATGGTGCTTTTAATGGATCATTACAATTACGAAGAACAATGAGAACATAAGGAGGTTGTAATGAAAAAAATAATTAACGGTCTTCTGTATAACACGCAAACTTCTGAAATAATATATGTTGATGAAATGACAAATAGAAAAATATTCAGAACAGAAAAAGGTAATTTTTTCTTGTTTTATCCAAACGGAGAAATAGTACCGAAAACAAAAGAAGATATAAAAGAGTATTTGGGGCTGAATGATACAGAGAAATATATAGAATTGTTTGGAGATGTGGAGGAAGCATAATGTGGGCAGAGCCTAAAACAAATTGGTCTTCTAAATGGAATGGTGAAACTTATATAGGAGATTATTTTTTATATACAGATTATAACCGTATTAAAAATAATCTTTTGGAACTAAAAATCACTGCAGAATCTATGTATAAAATATCATCTTTTAATCTTGGAGAGGATAAGGTTGAAGCAGATCTTATTTATGCCGATGAAGTCACTTTATTTGAAACTACGCTGGCAGAAATTAACAGTTCCACTTTCTCATTTCCTGAACAATTTAAAACATGGAAAGAGAATAAATCGGTTCCAACATATGAAGACTGGAACAGGATAGAATCTTTGCAGTTAAAAATATACAATACGTTAGTAACACAAAGAAAAGCGCAGAACCGACTTGCCTTTACGCTTGGCGGTCAGAAAGGATTTAAGGTGTAATTATGGCAGATTTAAAAACGAACTATGTTGATGATGTATTAGACACAACTAAAAATCAGTTAAGAAAATATCAGCAAATTCAAAATGACGATGGAACTGTTTCTTTTGTTGATGTTACCGAATATACGCAAGTAGGAACCTCATTCGGTGCAAAAGACATCAATGATACTAATGCAGCAATTAATGATGTAAATGGCAAGTTAATAAAATATAAAATAGATAAAATTTCTGTCAATAAGCCAGATCTTGCTATTGGAACTAATATAATTGATGGTACAACTTTTACTCTTTCAAAAGGTATATATTTTATTACTATTAAAGTACAAGGTATAAGCGCAATAACGAGAAACGATCAAAGAATAGAATTTTGGGTTGGCAATACAAAAAGGCGTTCAATATCACAAGCATCATTACCACATAACACTCCATATCCAGTAGTTTCATTCGGATCTTTTATGAATGTTGTTGATGAGGATACAGTCAATGTTTATTCATATGTTGACACCACAACATTGTCGCTATTTTCCGTTGACATGGAAATTATTAAATTATTAGGATAAAGAGAATAGTAAAATAGTATTGAACGATATATAACCAACTGGTTTTCTAATCCAAATTTTTTATATACGTACATCTAACTTGTACTTGTCCTTTTTGGAAAATACTTCCTCTAGGAAATAGAAGCTTCAAAGTTTTTGCGAAATCATCATAAGATACGTTTAATATTTCTCCACCAATACTAGTCCAAAATAATATTTGAGCAGATAGTACAACGATTGACCCGTCATCAATATCGCTGGATATATTATCGCTTAATGTCAAATAATATATATCAGATTTTGTGTTTGATAAATTTGTAAAGTTAAAATCTTTATATTTTATTAACTTGCCATTTACAGAAGGAGTGATAGCCGATGGGCGGAGATTAGAAGCAAAAATAAATCAATCAAAAAGAGCATGGTGTAAAAGCCATGCTCTTAATCTCTTTATCTGATTCCCCAGTCACCGTCATTGTTGACGAAACCAACCACATATCCTATCATGTCATCAATAATGTTTTCCGGGAGTATACTGTTTGGAGATATGAGCGGAACATATCTCCATTTTCTTACACCGTCTTCAATTATATGTGTTTTCACGACAATATATATCCCACCATTACTGGTCACAATACATCGTTCACCGTCTTGCGGTTCACGATCCGCTGCAAGGAGAATAATTTCCCCTGGCAGATAAAACGGCATATAGTAGTCGCAAGGAATTTTCACACCGATATAAGCCTTGGATTTTATGTCTTCCGGCAAATTTTCTATGCACATGGGTTCCACAGCATTTGTGGTTGCGATAATTCCATTCATAAGTTGTGGATTAAGGACAGAAATATACTTGTGAGATTTTTCAAGACTGGAATAGATTTTATCTTGGTGACGAATGAAGTAACGGATAAGGTACAGAGAGTGTTCCGGCAGACTGCGGCATATCTTGACAGATTCCAACATCTTATCTTCCATAGTGCCGCAACCTACGAGTTCGTCTACACTGATTCCAAAGGCTCTAGCAAGCGCAACAGCGGTAGATAGCTTTGTGTCGTTAGAATTACCGTATAGTAGCGAATTAAGCGTAGAATAAGGCAAATTAGCTTCATCAGCAAGCTTGTAAACCGTCATGTCCGGTTCGTTGAGAAATTCATGGAGATTCCCACGAAAACTTAACATATAATTTACTCTGTTGACTGATAGATGTGTCGATATTTCTTTGATTCGGTCTTTTTTCATCATGTTTTTTGTCCCCCTTTCACATGATACACTTGTAACATCCCTTGTTTCAAGGGACTTCAAGTTCTGGCGAGGGCGGTGTTTATTGGCGTTTTCACCGTCCTCTTTTGTTGATATTTTACAACAATAAAAAACGTGCGTCAAATATATTGATTGTTAAGAATATATGTTCTATAATTTGATGTATTGCTACCAAGTGCGGAAAGTTAGGGGGTGTACTATGGGGGAAAGCAATCAAAAGGAAAAAGAAAAAGGAGAACTTCTGATTGAAATAAATTCAATACTTGAAGTCCTCCCAGTTTGTGAGTGTCAAGAAATCAAAGATTTCATTCTAGGAGTTTATCTTACTTGATTCCTGACATTCGATAAGGCTATCAATTAAGGAAAGTACAGCTTGCTTATGTCCTTCAGACAGTTGGTTGTACTTCCTTATGAGATGCGCATAACGTTCTCCTTGATTTTCTTCGTGCTGTTTTTTGTATTCTCCCTTATCCCATTCAGTAAGGTTCTCGGGGCGAACACATAAAGCATCTGCAATTTTCTTAAGCATTTCTATGTCAATCTTTTTAATATTTCCTGCTTCGTACTTTTGCATTGTTGCTTCTGTAATACCGACACGATATGCAACATCTTTAATAGTCATATCTTTTTCTTTTCGATACTTCTTTATATTGTTTGCTACTCTGTCACAAAATTGGCTACCCATATTTTCACCACCTTTCTTGCCGTAACTTTAATGACATTATAATTCTATCACGACATGAAAGATTTGTAAATATTTTTTAAGAAAAACTTTCACATCGTGATTGACAAAACTATCATGCCGTGATATTATCCTATCATGGAGTGAAAGAAAGGAGGTATTGAATGAATACACAAAAACTTAAAGGCATTATCAGAGAGCGTGACAAAAATTACAATCAGTGCGCTAATGCAATCGGAAAGAGTGTAGCCGCCTTCAATTCAAAGATTAACGGCAGGGTTGCATTTACGGTTATTGAATGTGAAGATCTTGGAAACTTTCTTGGAATGACCGACAATGAGAAAATAGAAGTTTTTTTACGTTAAAACTATCATGTTATGATAGTTTATATCACATCAAGAAAGGAAGGCGAATGAAATAATGAAAAAACCATATGGATTTGAAATTGATGGTACTAGCATGACTTTGTCCGACAGCGTAGAGTGTATGGCACTTATTATTGCAGAAGAATATTGTAAAGATGAGAAGAGAATCGAAGAAATACAGCAACGGTGTAAAATCCTCGATTCTCTCTCAATGGCACTACTGGCAGTTAAAAAATAGTTCTTATATTTCGCATTGGATTGATAGCTGCTTCACATTTTGCCTGATCCGGTTTTTCTTCCGGCAAAGAATTGACGATTTCTGAATAGTATTGGGTGTACAAGTTCTTAAAATCATCAAAACTTCCGGTATATCCACAGATTTTAGCAATAGCGTAAGCGGATGCGTATTCTTTGGAATCCAAATTATTTCACCTCCTTATTAAAAAGATAAGGAGAGTATATCACAAACAGGGAGTTAATTGAATGAGTGAAAAAGAAAAAATGGCGGATGAATCTTCCGAGAGAGGAGAGAAGAGTGAAAACATCAAAAATTGAGATTCACCAGTGTGACGGTGAAGAGGGAGTTTTTACAGAAGTACTCATTGACGGTCACAAAATCAACGGTGTGAGAAGCTTCACACTAAAACAAGGGGTTGGGGATGACGTGCCTACTCTGACACTTGACCTTAATGCACTTAATCTTGCAACGGATATGAAAGTGTTGCGGATTATGCAGGAGGGGTTAGGAGAAATCGAAAGCATTAACTTCAAAAAAGAATAGGCTCCCATATTTCAGAGAGCCATTCCATCATCTGCTGATATTTTGAAGTATGGAGCATTGCCTTGGGTTGTTGCAGCAACCAGTGAGACCAGCATATTTGCAGTCTAATCTTCCATTTTCAAATTTGGGTTTAATATCTTCCAAAGAGCCAACAGATATTTGCCTAAAATCAACAGAGTACATTTTGTTTTGCTTATCGCAAAAACCATTGTATACCAAATTATCACCTCCTTATAGGAGAGTATACCACAGAAAGGAGAACAATGAACGAATTACAAACATCAAACATGAAAACACCTATTGAGATTGCGTTGGGTGTAGATGATAACGGAATGACTACCGCAAAGAAGCTGTATGAGTTCTTGGAACTGGACAGCCGTAACTATTCAAGATGGTGCAAAACCAACATTGTAGAAAATGAGTTCGCAGATGAAAACGTTGATTATTGGGCGTTCGTCATTGATGAAGAACGGAATTTTAACCCCAATCCGACAACTGATTACAAACTCACTGCCCATTTTGCGAAGAAACTTTCCATGAAAGGAAATGGCGAAAGAGCGGAACAGGCAAGACAGTATTTTATCACCATAGAGGACAGAGCGAAGCAGGAAGTAATCAACCGGTCGCAACTTTCTCCACAGATGCAAATGGTTATGTCACTGGCTGAGAGCATGGCACGACAGGAACTGGAACAGAAGAAACAAGCTGAACAGGTTCAGAAGTTGGAAAGTACAGTCACCAACATGAAAGAAATTTTCACAGAGCCTATCGGAGACTGGAAAGCAGACATCAATGCAAAGGTACGCAATATTTCCGCAAAGAGCGGTATCGACTATCAGACACTTTACAATCAGATGTACGGTGAACTGGAAAACGAAGCACATTGTGTTTTATCAAGGCTTCAGAGCAATAAAATCAAGCGTATGGAAGATGCCGGCAACACGAAAACAGCTATCAAAGAGGGAACTACAAAGATTGCGGTTATTTTTGACAATGTAAGACTGAGAGTAATCTTTGAGAATATCGTAAGGAGATATGCTATGAGGTATTGCGTATGAGAAAAATAGTTGAGGTTGTCCTTATGGTTTTCTTTTGGTTATTAGGAATATTCACGGGGGTGATTCTACTCTATGTTATATAGAGACAAAAGAATATTAAAGATTATAACAACAATAAAGCTGTTTCTTCCTATTATAATAGCACTCTCCATCACATTTACATCCACGGCACAGACAACCGGCAGTTTTATCTCCGAGGAAGCGCAGGAATCGTGTGTAAAGTACGGTGAAGAATACGGCATCTGCCCGGAACTTCTCATGGCAATGATCGAGAAAGAATCTTCCGGCAGACCGGATGTGGAAAGTGGCGGTTGCAAAGGTCTGATGCAGATTTCTGACAGATGGCATAAAGACCGCATGGAACGTTTGGGTGTGACGGACATTTACTCCGTGGACGGTAATATCCATGTGGGAGCCGACTACTTGTCGGAATTGTTTGAAAAGTACTGTGATGTAGGAATTGTACTCATGGTTTACCACGGAGAGAAGAACGCAGCCACAAAGACAGAATTAAGTGATTACGCATACTGGATATTAACCAGGAGCGCAGAACTGGAAAGGATGAATGGAAAATGACGAACAGAGAGAAATATGCGGAACAGATTATTGACATGGCACTTGATAGTATAGAGATAGCTGTGGACAAAGAAGGAAAGTTATGTGATTGCAATGTAATACTTTGTTCCGATTGCGCATGGATTGATAAAAGCGGATGCAGGGAAAGGTTCAAAGAATGGTCAGAGCAGGAATATGTTGAACCGCCTGTTGACTGGTCAAAAGTGCCGGTGGATACAAAGGTATTCGTAAGAGATTCTGACAGTGAATCTTGGTATCCTAGATATTTTGCAAGATTCAAAAATGAGGGAATATTTACATGGACTAATGGTGCTACTTCTTTTTCAGCTAAAGGCTTTGATGATGTAACATGGTGGAGACAAGGAAAACTTGCGGAGGACACCGTATGAGTGCCAAAAAGCGGTTTACCGTCAAAGGGTGCATCGGAAAGATATTTTACAGTCCGAAAGAATGGGAAGTTGACCGTGAAACAGCATTCTATTACAGAATTGTAAACCGCAATACCGGGAAGAAAAAATGGTTAGGAAAGGAGTATTTTTATGCAGAAAAGTCAGATTATCCCCATCGTCCGTGCGAATGAGATTCTGATTGCAAGACTGTTAGATGCAGGAATCTTGTATATCAGCGAAGAGGACAACATGATCCACGTAACAGAAGACTGAAATCCGGAGGAATGAGGAAATGGAAAGGAAGATAAGAAAAATCTTGGTAGAGCTGGGTCTGAAACAGTACTTGCCCGGATTCCAGTACATCATAGAGGTTGAAACGCTGATGTTTGAGAACCGGAACAGAAGACTTTCTGAAATCTACCGGATTATCGGAGAGGAACACAGCACTAATGAAAAAAGCGTGTATCAGGCGATCAAGTGGGTTGTAGATAAGATGAACCCAACCACAGAGTTGTACAAGAAAATCAACGAGACAGACAAGCCGGTCTCAATCTATATGTTTGTAAATTCACTGTATTTATATCTTTGGGAGGATAGGAAAAATGAGGATTAAACACATCTTTTTGCAGAATTTCTGCAAATTCTATGGTTCTAACGTAGTGGACACTGATTTATACGACCGGACAGAGGTTTCCGGTGTAAATGAAACAGGTAAGTCCACGATCAAAAGAGCAATTCAGTATATTTTTGGATGCCGTGACGAGAACGGCAGAGAGATCACCGGAATCAGACCGCACGATAAGGACGGCAATGACATTGACGGAGATATTACCGCAGAAGTTACCGTGGAGATTGACGGTACAGACAAGGTTCTGAAAAAAGTATGCCGTCAGAACTTCAATAAAAAAGGCGAGTTTACCGGAAATGTCACGGATTACTATGTGAATGATATTCCAAAAAAGGCAGCAGATTTTGAAGCATTTTTGGAAGAGAGTGTATGCGGAAAAGATAAGTTTTCACTTTGCATCAATGCCATGACACTTCTGCTGAAAGGTGGCACGGATCAGAGAGCACTTCTCACTGATATGTTTGGTCAGCACAGTAATGATGACATTTGCAATCAATTTCCGGAGTTTGAAGCATTAAGGACTGTTCTGCAGGATGGAACGGTTGATGAACTGAAAAAGCGTTGCAATACGCAGTTATACGGCACAAGGGGAAGAAATGGAACCAAGGGCTTGCAGGACCTGTTAGATGAAATTCCGAGCCGTATTGACGAGGTTAGCCGTCAGAGAGTGGATATTGACCTTGCGGATTTGGAACTGAAAAAGAAAGCTTTACTGGATAAGCTGTCAGAGAACATTAAGCAGCAGACAGATACACAGAACAGCATGATTTCCTACGATAAGCTGTCTGATGGAATCATTGAGTTAAAAGGTCAGTTGAGCGCATTGCAGCAGAAAGCAAATGAAAAACTGGATGCGGACAGAAGAGAGAAGCGCACAACACTGAATCAGATTCAGAATGAGCATCAGAAAGAGTTGCTTAAGGCAGATACCATTCGTGAAGAAATCACGGCACTGGAAAAGCGTATCGCACAGTATGAGCAGAAGAGACAGGAATTGAAGAAGAGTTGGGATTTGAATAAAAGCCTTAAATTTGATGAAAATTCTCTGATTTGCCCCTACTGTGGACAGGAATATCCGGAAGAGAAGAAAGAGCAGTTAAGAACGGAGTTTGATACGCATAAGGCACATGAATTGGAACTGATTACCAAAGAGGGTTCTTCCTGTGCTGACCATATCAAAGCGGATCAGGCAGAACTGGAACATAAGCGTGAGGAACTGAAAAAGACAGAGGATGAAGTGGAGCGGTTGGAAAAAGAGGTTTCCATTGCTGATAATGCCTTAAATTCCATTCCGGCAAGCGTGGATATTTCCAACACAGAAGAATACAAAGCTGTCCAGTCACAGATTGCTGAGAAAGAAGCTGCCATGAACAAATTCTCTGACATGAATCTTCTTAGATTCCAGTTAAAATGTGATGAAGAGCAGATACGCAAGGATATTTCCGTGGTTGATAAGTCTTTGGCGAGTGTAAGCATTAACGAGAGTGTGGATAAGCGTATCACAGAACTGGAACAGGAGCGCAAGAACATTGCACAGAATATTACGGATGTGCAGGCACAACTTGACCTGTTAAAGAAATTCAGCCGGAAGAAGAACGAACTGCTGGAAGCTGATGTGAACAAGTATCTTTCTTTCTGCACAGTTCGTATGTTTAGACCTCTTGTGAATGGTGACACGGAGGAATGCTGTGACTTTACATACCGTGGAGAGCCTTACAGCCGAAACATGAACCACGGAGCAAGGATTCTGACGGAGATTGACATTTGCAATGCGTTTCAGAAGCGGTGTGGTGTGGAATTGCCTATCATGGTTGACGATACCGAAAGCCTTGACCCTTGGAAGATTCCTGATGTTGACAGTCAGTTGATTATGTTCCGCAGAAGTGATGATGCGAGTTTGAAAGTGGAGGAAGCGAAGAATGCATAATAATGATTATGATATGGATAAAAAAGTTGAGATTTCTGCTGATGAAATGTGCAGAGCAATAGTAAAAACAATGGGAGAAGAGCCGTTTGATTCTTTAATTGAAGAAAACCCACTTATGATAATTACTTTTGCCCAATTTGGAGCAAAAGTTACCACAAAATTATTTGCAGATAAGATAAAGAAAGGAGCTGCGGAAAATGCAGATTAAGAAAGAGACAGTCATTTCTGTTCTGACAACAAGCGGAGAAACAATCAATGCCGGGGACACCGTGATATTCAATTTTGATGAAAAGTGTTGCGTGGGTGTATACCTGGGACTTTCAGACCGTGGAGCCTTGAAATTCAAAGGAAAGATTGCCGATACGGATGTGACATTCCATGTGATGCCTAGAAGCATCAAGGAGATTTACAAAGCTGATGTGACAGTGCATCAGGGAGTTACAAGTGGATTTATTAATGAGCCGGAAAGCGAGGAAGAATAGCATGGAAAAACATAAATTTAAGGTTGGAGACAGAGTAAAAGTAAAAAAGGATATTGTTACACTCAACAGAAGAACTGTGGGGAAATGCGGAACAGTCAAAGAACTATTGACGGATAATTACTGCTCGGTTGAGTTTGACGAATTTGTAGGCGGTCATGATTGCAATGGATTCGCCAAAGAAGGGCACGGATGGAATCACGCAGAAGATGCGCTTGATTTAGTTAAAACTCAGAATGAAACCATAGTCATCTACCGCAAGGACAACAAAGTGATTGCACTGGACAAGTCCACTGGCGAGAAAGCAGAAGCAAAATGCAATCCGGCTGATGAATTTGATTTCCGTACTGGTGCTAAGTTGGCTTTTAATCGGCTGATGGGCGAAGATGTGAAGCCTGATAACGGTGTCCGTGAGGTGAAGAGAAAAGCTAAAGTCGGTGAGTACATCAAGGTTGTTAATGAGAAGTCTGTTTTTAATACTTATAAAAACGGAGATATTTTCAAAGTAACTTATGTTACAAAAAGCGGATGCATTTGTAAAAACTCTGAGGAACAGTTTTGTTTATGGCACGAAGAGTACGTTGTACTTGAAAACTACAAACTGGAGAAAGAACCAGAGAAGAAAGACGAAATCTGCGTGGGAGATACCGTAAAGGTCACGAATACCAGTAAGCAGTACGACTTATACGATACATGGAGTGGTCTTTTAGGATACAAACAGAATTTTGTAATAGGTTCTGATGTTAAAAATGAAGACGAATACAAAGTTTTAAGAATTAAAAAACATGATAGGTTTGCAAGTACTATTGCACTGATTCAGAATCCCAAGACAACACAGGTATTCATCATTAACATTGACGGCATCAAGAAGGTAGAAAGGTAGGTAGAAACATGGCAGACGAAAAGAAGCAGGAAGTAATGACACAGGAAAAGGCAGAGGTTAAAGAGAGTAGAAATAAGGTTACAGATTTTAGTCTTGGTATATTCGGTACTTCCGACAACTTCATCATGGCTAATCAAATGGCAAAGGCACTGGCAAGTTCTACGATTGTTCCATCAACTTATCAGAATAATCCGGCAAACTGTCTGATTGCCATTGAACAGGCACAGAGACTTGATGTCAGCCCTATGATGGTTATGCAGAATCTGTATGTTATCCAGGGCAGACCTTCATGGAGTTCAAAATTCCTTATTGCTGCGATCAACAACAGTGGCAAGTACGACATGGAATTACAGTTCGAGGAAACAAAAGATAAGGACGGCAAACCTTTTTCTTGCCTTGCGTGGACTGTGAAGAACGGTAGAAGAATTGAGGGAATGGTTGTTGACATGGAAATGGCAAAAAATGAGGGTTGGCTTGGCAAGAATGGTAGCAAATGGAAAACCATGCCACAGCTGATGTTGCGTTACCGTGCCGTTTCATTTTTTTCGAGCCTTAACTGTCCTGAGTTGACACTGGGATTGTACACGAAAGAGGAAATCGTGGACGGTGACTTTAAGGAATATCCGATGGAACCCATTCAGGAACAGGTTCACAGGGAGATTCAGAATAACGCGAACACTGTTGAATTTGAGGAAGGTTCTTTCAAGGAAGTACCGCAGGCAACAGAGACGGACATTGCCAGCGCAGAGACACCGGATTGCTTTAAGTAGGAGGACACCATGAGAATTATTTCACAGGACGGTAGAACTGATATTCCATATGAAAATTTTGTCTTTGGAATTACAAAAGATAATTCCATTGTTGCGATAAGAGATACCATTGCCAGACCCTCAGAAATTGCGCATGGCGTTGTAGCTACATATTCCGCCGCAGAAAAAGCAAAGAAAGCTATGGAAATGCTTAGAAAAGCATACGTTAGTATGCCGATTCTTTTTCAAAATATTGAAATTACAGAAGATGTGGTAAAACAGTTTGAAAAATTGAAAAATAGTGGAATTATAGTTCAAACCATGAACAATGAGCCATCAAAAGTTGAATATGTAAATAACTGCATATTTCAGTTTCCAAAAGATGACGAAATTGAGGTAGAAACATGAAGCTAAAATGTTTAGGCTCCGGTTCTTCCGGTAACTGCTATCTTCTAACGGCAGATAACGGTGAAACACTTTTACTGGATGCAGGACTTCCTATCATGGACATAAAACGTGGTCTTAACTGGAATATTAAGTGTGTTGTGGGTGCGATATGCACCCATACGCACAAAGACCACTCATTATCCACATCAGACCTTGAACACATGGGAATACCAGTATTTAAGCCATATGAGAGTTTAGAACCTATGGAAATAGGGTTTACTGGTGGAAAAATAATGGCATTTGATCTTACGACACTGGATGGTAAGTGGACACATACAAACTCTGATGGTTCAGAATGCCCTTGCTATGGATTCCTGATTACTCACCCGGAAATGGGAAAATTGCTTTATGTAACTGACACGGAATTTGTTAAGTGGCGGTTTCATGAAGTAAACCACATCCTTATTTCATGCAACTATCAGAAGAAGTACATTACAGAGGATTCCAACGATGCTAAGAAATCCCATGTGTACCGTGGTCATATGGAACTGGAAACGGTAAAAGAATTTGTCATTGCTAACAAATCAGATGCCATACAGAACGTCATATTGTGCCATTTAAGCCGTGATAATTCTGATGCCAAAGAATGTGTCACAGAGGTAAAAAAGATTGCTCCATTGGCGAATGTGGACTATGCGGCAGCAGGTAAGGAATGGATTTTACGGAATGGAAAGGAGTGTCCGTTTTGAGTGGTGGAAGTTTTGGTTATTTGTGCTACAAGGATGTCAATGAGCTAATGGAGCCGTCAAGTATCTCCAACCTTGAAAGTATGGTGCAACACTTACAGTTGTACGGTTACGAGGACATAGCAAGAGATACACAGCGGTTGATTGAGTATATCCAGTCGGCAAGCATCAGAATTGAGGTTTTGAGTGAGAATCTTAACGATGTTTTTCATGCGGTAGAGTGGCATGAAAGCGGAGATATTCGCAGAGAGACCATGATTGCAGAACTGGAAAAGTACAGAAATGGTGGTGCGAATGGCTGATTGGAAGAACGTAGCAAGGGCAAAATCTATAGAGAGAAAGAATCGTGAAAGAATACTGGCGGTCAATCCACACGTAGACGATGGAAGTGGAATTTACTTTCTGACAAGAACAGACGAGGACGGTTTTCGTTTTGCGTATGTTGGGCAGGCGGTACACCTACTCCAAAGACTGGCAGGACACCTTAATGGGTACCAGCACATTGATTTATCCATGAAAAGCCACGGATTATATTCTTCGGAAAATATACACGGTTGGAAAATCGGATTCCTAAATTATCCGGTAGAAGAACTGGACAAGTGGGAGCAGTACTGGATTAAGCGTTATGCGGACGAGGGTTACCAACTTCGCAACAAAACAGCCGGTGGTCAAGGTGATGGAAAGAAGCAGATCGCAGAGTACCGACCGGGAAAAGGTTACCGTGATGGACTGGCACAAGGCAGAATCAATCTTGCAAGGGAACTATCGAACATTGCAGATAAACATTTGGTCATCAGTTTGAAGCCTGAGAAGCAGAACAATTCAGTTTCACAGAAACAGTATCAGAAGTTTATGGAACTTTTGCATGGAGAAAAGGACGGTGAAAGTAATGAATAAAACAGACTATGAAGTACTTTTACAATATGTTGAAGAAACTGACAAGGAGTTTTATGAATCTCTTTCTACTCAACAAAAAATTATGTATCTTTGCTATCAATATGAAACTAAATCTTTTAAAAAGTACTTGTTTAAGTATAGATTTCAGCAATTCTGTAATGAATTAAAGGAGTTTTTCAGAAAATGGTGAAATACGAAGATGAATGCTGCGGATGTGCCACTGAAAGTTATCCTTGCCTTGGCTCTGCTTGTCCTAACCGCCATGTGAAACATCTGTACTGTGACGAATGTAATGATGATGTAGAGGAACTTTACGATTTTGAAGGTGTCCAGTTGTGCAAGGAATGCCTGTTAAAGAAATTTGAGAAGATTACATGAGTGAAAAAAATTACGATTGTAGCTGTTGGAATGAGTACCCAAACACAATGCACTCAATCAACGGACGTACTCACAAACCGTATAAAAATGGTAGATGGAAATGCGTTGATTGCTACGAATATGTAGGAAAATCAGAATACGGTGCTACTCATTGCAAAAGGAAAGAGCCAGAACTTGAAAAGAGGTGATACATAAAATGCCAAAACGATATGACAATCCGCAGGATATTTTGAAAATCATGCGGCAGACAGAACTTTTGAAGCAGTCTGCGGAGAGAAGTCCATTCACCGGAATACTGACACTGTTTTGCTATACCTTGTGGAAAGACTACAAGTACTCACAGACGAGACTTTCCGACTTCTGCGGTAAATTCACCGAGTACAACGAAAAGTACGAGAATGAGCCTTATACGGAGTTACAGAGCAGACTTAACGATTTTGCAGACTGGACGATTGAGTACAAGGAATTTACCGAAGCTGATTATCCACATTACAAGTCGGTTGTAGCGCAGAAATGCATCAGGGAACAGGTCAGATGTAACAACCTTATCAATGAGTTGTCCACAAGGTACATTCTATATGGAATGGTAATTCTTATGGAAGATGGATTCGGTAAGAAGAAGCTGACGAATTTCAAGGATAAGTTTTCTGACCACATGGACAAAGCCGGAGACAAGTGCAACGGAAAGGATTTCATGGACTTGTGGAGAGAACTGGTGGAAAACACCGGGATCTATATTGAGAAGCCTATTTTTGAGTAAGGAGTTCTAAATGGCAGAAAAAAGAATGTTCAGCGCAAAAATAATTGAGAGTGATGCTTTTTTGGATATTCCTGCTACGGCTCAAATGCTTTATTTCCATATCTGTATGAATGCTGATGATGACGGGTTTGTGAACAACCCACGGAAAATCATAAGGATGTGCGGTGCTTCTGATGATGATTTGAAAGCATTGATAGACAATAGATTCCTTTTATCTTTCGATAGTGGTGTTATTCTTGTAAAGCACTGGCGCATTCACAACTACATTCCACCGGATCGTTACAAGCCGTCATGCTATGTGGATGAAAAAAGCAAAATAGGTGTGAAACTAAACGGAGCATACACTACAGATCCTAAAAAGATGGTTTCTCCGGTAGAGGGGAATCCGAAGAAGAGTTTCTATGATAAAGAAATCAAACTTGATAAGAGGTGATATAAATGCAGATGACAGGTTATGAATTGTTGGCGAATTATGAAAAAGCAGAGGACAAGGACAAACAGATTCAGATTCTTGCGGATTTGAACCACATTCCGGTTGATATGGTGTGTTTTGTGATTGACAACAGAGAGAAATTCGATGTTTCAGAGACACCATTGTCCACAGAAGAATTTGCAAAGTGGTGTGAGACGGAACTTGACCGTGTGGACGCTCATATCCATGCACAGGAAAAATATTACAGAGAAATTTGCAATTTATACAGAATCGCAAGCACATACGGAAAAGGAGTGTAGCTGTATGAGAGAGGGAGCAGGAAACTTTCAGAACGGTGACTTACTCTACATGGCTACACATCCGGTTGCTGATGCTATTAGAATCGGACGAACGAATCCGTATGAGTGCAGCTATCCAGTGGTGGAGAGCAAGCCGAGGATTCCGGAAAGGAGTAAGGATGGAGAGACTGACGAATAGTGACAAAGAAATACCAACACTTGTAAATAATGCAGAGTACTGGCTGGAAGTATATTTCAAATTAAAAGATATTGAGGATGCCGAGGAACAGGGATTGCTCTTGCGGTTACCATGCAATGAGGTCTGGTTCATCTGTGATAAAGGTACAAAATACGCAACCGTAATGAGCAAAAGTATTAATGATTTAACAGTCTATGAAATTAGAAAAATAGATAAAGATGGAAGATATTGGTCATCCAAGAAAAAAGCTGAAGCCAAACTGGCAGAAATGGAAGGTGCGGAATGAAGAGAGAAGAAGCTATCAAATTATTAAACGATATCCATAGTCAGTGTTGTGATACGGCAAATATTCTTTGCACACTTGATGCTGATAAAAGATGTGATGCATTACAGCTAGCAATCACCGCCTTACAGAATCAGCCGGTGTGGATTCCGGTAAGCGAGAGACTGCCGGAAGAATCTCTTAATAGCGTAATTGGATGGGATACATATCGAAACCGTTGTTGCTTTGTACAATATTTGGGAGGACGGTTTGTCCTAGGTGATGACATTGATAGCGTAAATGTCACAGCTTGGATGCCACTGCCGGAGCCGTACCGGGAAAGTGAGGGAAAATAATGGCGAACAGAAATACATTACACATTTCTAAATTGGAAGTATTTAAAAATTGGCTGATAAATGACGGCTGGGAAATTCTCCCACTGTCCAAGAACCCATATGAAGTATTGAGAGCAAGTAAGATGGGAATATCAAATCCTCTGATTGTGTATTCTGGAAAAAGCAAGGAGCATCTTTCTTTTGCAAATGAATGGCTGCCGGTAGTAGAAGCATTTTTACATAAAAAGACCAACGCAGATAAAATCAGAGCAATGTCGGACGAAGAACTGGCAGAAACAATCATGTGTCCATTTGATATTATCGGCAGTAACGAGATATGTTTTTATAAACGGAATTGCAAAGAATGTACATTGGAATGGTTACAGAAAGAAAGCGAGGAATGAGGATGCAGGATAGATATTTATTCAAGGCAAAACGCAAGGATAATGGGGAATGGGTGGAAGGTTTTTATTTTTGTATGACGCATACTGATGGTAGGCACACACACCATTTCATTATTCCATTAGGAGCAGATTTGAGCCTAGGGACACCTGTTGAAAAAATACAGGTTGAGGTCGATCAATCTACCATCTGCCAGTGTACAGGTCTTAAGGATAAGAACGGCAGGGTGATTTGGGAGAATGATATTGTAAATGGCAGTATTAAGCGTGGAGCGGCATTTTACAGATGTTTGGTTCTGTGGAATGAGTGCAAGGCAAGATTTGATGTGAGAGCTATGGGATGCAATTTCCCAATGACGCTTGATGAGTGCACAGATGATATTTCTATGAGTGGTTTTGAATATGAGGTTGTCGGGAATGTATTTGACAATCCGGAACTGTTGGAGGTGTAGACATGACGGTGAATGAAGCACTCAAAAGCGCATTGAAAAAAGTAATAGCACAGGAAAAATCTAATTGGGGATATATAGAAAACTTTGATGTTGACGAGAATTGGGCGGTAAGAACAGCTATTGAACAAGTGCAGCAGTACCGCCAGATCGGCACACTGAAAGAATGCTTGCGAAATAAGGATTTCTTGGATTTTCTTTCGGACAAAATGAACCCAAATGATTTTGAAATATACTTGCGCTTATACAATGCGTTGAAAGAAAAGGGGTGTGAATAATGAGTGAAGAACTGAAACAATGCCCGTTCTGCGGCGGGGAAGCAAAAATTAAAGCAGCTACAAAATCTTACAGTTTTACCATTTGGTGCGCATGTAAATGCGGTGCAAGGACAGAGGGATTTTGCCCGGACACAAACAAAGAGGATGACACTATGGAGAATATCGAGGAATGTAAGAAAAGAGCCATAGAAGCATGGAACAGGAGGGCGAACGATGAAAATACTAATTGATATTCCAAAGGCATTTGAAGTGGACTATAACACAGACCGATTTGCAGAGTTCTTCCAGCGTTGTCTTGCGGATATGAATACCTGCTGTGGTAACTATGAGCAGGAGACCGCAGAGATGATGGAAAAAGCATTTGAAAAGAGCAGACTTTACGACCCGGACAAGGTTGTGAAGCAGTTGGAAGAACGCACAGCATTCCTTAAAGACTGTACGAAGTATGGAAATAAAACAGCAGAGCAGCAGTCAAAATCCTACGACACTATGATGATGTATGAGGTCAAGGATTTAGTAGATGATTTGTTGGAGATAGTAAAGGCAGGTGGTTCAGATGTCTGATATCAAAATTGGAGACAGGGTTATTTGTGAAACTGGTGTGATGGGAACTGTTATTAAACAGTATTTCCCTACCAGTTGTGGACAGCAGACCATGATAAAAACATCGGACGGTAGAAAATACCATGCGCCTACCGTATGCTTTCAGAAAGTTGGTGGAACATATGAAATGTAAGGTATGTGGTACTGATGTTGACCTAAAAAAAGAAAATCGTTATGTGGCGAAAGAAATCAATATTCTAACGGGCCATGAGTCACTGTGGGATTGCTTTGACTGCCCAAAATGTGGGTGCCAAGTAATCGCCAGTAAACGATTGGAAAAGGTGGAGAGATCAGATGCAGAACATTGATTACACCGCCCTGTACGAGCAGAATGCTGACTTTAAACGCTACGTTGACCGATATTGCACCAAGCACCGAATCAGCGTTGCAGAAGCCTTACAGCACTACCTGGTGCAGATGGCGGGCAGGATGTACAAGGAGCAGGAAGAAACGATAGTTAGATAAAACCAAGAAAGGAGCCGAGACTCTGCGCAGAGTGAAGCATATGCGGTCTCCTTGAAAAATGAAAAAATTAAAATGTGAGATTTACAGAGATTCAATGCAGAACTATAAGAAATATGCCATACCTCCGGCACAGCTTATCATTGCCGATGTCCCGTATAATGTAGGCAAGAATTTTTACGGCAGTAATCCTATGTGGTACAACGGCGGGGATAACAAGAACGGTGAAAGCAAGCTGGCAGGCAAGGCGGCATTTAATTCTGATTTCAACTTCAATCTGTATGAGTATTTCCATTTCTGCTCAAAGATGCTGAAAAAGGAAGACAAGAATAGCGTTACCAGGGGAAGAAGTAGCAACAGTCCTTGCATGATCGTGTTCTGCTCTTTTGAACAGATGCCTACGCTGATTGATGCCGCATATAAACATGGATTCGTCCATTACATACCGCTAGTATTTGTTAAAAATTACAGTCCGCAGGTGCTTAAGGCAAATATGCGTGTGGTTGGTGCTACTGAATATGCTCTTATGTTCTACCGTGAAAAGCTGCCGAAGTTCCGGAACGGTGCAAGGGTTGACGAGGACGGAAAGACGATCCGTGGCACTGGGAAAATGATTTTTAACTGGTTCAGTTGGGAGAAAGACGGAAAAGATATTCCGAAAATCCATCCGGCACAGAAGCCGGTAGCGGTGTTGAAAAAACTGATAGAGATTTTTACAGATCCCGGTGATGTAGTGATTGATCCTTGCTGTGGCAGCGGTAGTACCTTAAGAGCAGCCGCAGAGATCGGGAGAAGTGCATTCGGATTTGAGATTGACCGCAATTTTTATCAGAGAGCCAAAAATGAGATGATTGTCTTTGAAAGAGATAATCAGATTAGTTTTGAGGATATTCCGGGGGTGATGCCGTAATGGATTTTGGATATTACAACATGGATTGCATGGATGGGATGAAAGATTTTCCGGATGGTTACTTTGACCTTGCGATTGTGGATCCACCGTATGGGATTGGAGAAAATGGGGATAAAAAC